CGCTTTACACAAAGCGGCTCTAATGGGCAACGGGCCGGCTGTTAAACCGTTCGACGATTGGATTAACGGTCTTACTGACATTGAAATAGTCAACGAGGACGACGATTCAGCCCCTTTGGGTGGAACTCAGTAACAGTTAACGTAGCGGCTTTAGCTGTTAAAACGGGGATCAGCCCCCGTGAGTTGTTATTGAGCGAACCTGAAATGTTGGACGCCATGTGGCGTGTTATTGAAGCTGAAATAGATAACCGCAGGCAGGCTATGGAACAAGCGAAGGCTAAGCGATGACATCAGCTAAGAAATCTTTGCAACGCGATTCGCGTTTGAAACGTACGCTTTATTCTGATATCGAAATTTTCGGTTTGGAAGAATTACAGCGAGCTATGCGCGGTATGCCTAAACAGGTTCAAAAACAGGTCAAAAACGGTAACAAAGCGATAGCGAATCAGGTTGTTAAAAAGATGCGTTCCCGCTCTAGGGGAGTGTTTCACGCCCAACAGTATGATCTTATTAGACCGTCAATTAAAGCAGTTCAGGGGCGCGTCCCGAAAATACGAATGGGCGGTAAACGTGTAACTAGACCAAACATGCACGGACGGAAAACCCGCCCAGCGGGAGAAACCAGCCGGTATCCACCTTATGCAGGCGACATTGTTTACGGTGTCGAATTTGGTGGACGTAAAATTAAAAAAGGCGCATGGACTTACGGCAAAACAAAATCGGGAAAAGGGCGCAAATACTATGGTTCAACTAGACAATTCCCGGCTTGGAAAAAAGGCGGTTACGTCCTGTTCCCAACTATAAAACGCGAACACGAATTTATTAAAAAAACGTACACAAAAAACATAGAAAAAGCATTAAGCAAAAGGTTTTAGATGGCTTCACCAACAAGAACGCTGACAGTAAACATAGTCGGTAGAACAGATTCAGTAGACAAAGCGTTTAAACGCGTTTCTAAAGGCTCTACGCTGATGTCCGACAGGCTCGCAAAGGGTCTAAGAATGGGCGGTATAGCTTTCGCGGCTTTAGGTGTTGCCGCTGTAGCCGCCGCCCGGACACTTGGCCCGATGATACAAAAAGCCGCCGACATTGAAGAATCTTTGTCAAAAAACAAGGTTTTGTTTGGCGAAGCGTCCGTAGCTGTCGAAAAATGGTCTGAAAGAACAACGAAATCGCTTGGCATTTCACGCCGTGAAGCTTTGGAAGCTGTCGGCAATTTTGGTGCTTTAACTCACGCTATGGGCATGTCGGGTGAAGAAGGCTCTAAAATGTCTATGCAGTTGGTGGATCTTGCCGCTGACATGGCATCATTCAACAACGCTTCCCCAGAAGAAACATTAACGGCGATAGCGGCAGGGTTAAGAGGCGAAAACGAGCCTTTACGCCGGTTTGGTGTGCTACTTGACGCGGCGACGTTGAAAGCGAAAGCGTTAGAAAAAGGGCTTATTAGTAGCACAAAAGACGCTTTAACACCGCAAACAAAAGCTTTAGCGGCTTATTCGGAGATTTTAGGGCAGACAGAAGTTCAACAGGGTGATTTTCAGCGCACCAGTGACGGTTTAGCGAACCAGCAGAAACTTTTAGCGGCTACTTGGGACGATTTACAAGCGAGTATCGGCGAGAAACTGCGCCCGGCTTTAACTGCTTTTGTTGGTTTCTTAAACGACGAGGTTATGCCAGCCATAGCTCGTTTCGCTGACGATCCTTCCGTAAGAAACGCCGGTTTCGGAATAGGTGAAATTCTTTTCGGAGCTATCGGCGAAGGAATGAACACCGAACAAAAAGAACAACAAGGCGATTGGTGGGATAATTTCATAGGCCCGACACCGGGAGCGGCTTTACTTAAAATTGGTGCAGATTTCTTCGGCGGTTGGAAAGACGGTTGGGATGCCGCCGCTGTACAAGCTGACATCCTCGCGGAAGTAAAACGAATAATGGACGAAATGGCTGTTATATATGGCCAAGATTACGCAGATAATTGGTTTAATGCTTTCAATCAACGTATGAACGGTTTCGATTTTGAAATACCCGACTTGGAAGATAAAACATTTGAGGAACTAAACCCGCAAGGCGCAGCAGACAAAATCAGGGACGACGCGGCTTTCTACGAAGCTATGGGATTCACACCACCGACAACAGGGTTAACATCTTTAGACCCGTTAGAAACAGCGACTGGCATGCCGATCATTCCTGACATCAACCCAAGTACTAACATGCCATTTGAGGAACCACAATTTACGCAAAAAGAACAAGACTATTTTGATAAAGCATTAGCGGCGGGTTTTTTCGGATCGCAAGGCGGCCCGTCCCAACGCGGAATGGGAGAAACCGGCGGGACAGCAACTATCAATGTAAATATCAACGCGCCAGCGTTAACTGAAACCGACCTTTTAGGGCAAATTGACGACGTTGTACGCAACGAAGCGCAGTTATTGAAAGAAATATATTTCCTATAATGGCTACCGACACTTGGAACGTACTTATCTATTTAAACGGCGCTTTTCGTGACGTTACAGCTAATGTACGCGGCATTAACGTGCAGACAGGAAGGCAACGTTCTACAGATTCTTTCAGAGCTGGACAATGCAGAGTTTCTTTAGACAACACAGGCAACGTTTACGGCCCGTTAGCTGGTGGCACGTACGGTGCCGCTCAGTGGATCAACGCCGAAATACGCGTATCAGTTAACATCAATTCAGCTTCTAACAACACACCAATTTTCAGAGGAACAATAGAGGACGTAGACACCATTTATCCGAATAGTAAAGATTCCACTGTGATTATTAAAGCTTTTGACGGTTTATCAAAATTAGCTAAAACGCAGATAACCGACCACACGTTTTCCACAGAAGTGGGTTCGACACGGTTCACGAACATGTTAAACCTTTCAGACGTTGCTTATCCGGCGCAACCGGGTAGCCCTTCAACATCAACTCCGAACGAAAGAAGTATAGAAACTTCGACTATTTCAATGGCAGGCGCGGCAGTAGCGCAAACAATGACCACCGCGTACATGGAACGGCTCGCACAATCCGAGGACGGCGCTATTTACTGCGCGCACGGTAGCCCCGGCGGGGCGGCTGTAGGAGCGGGTGACAGGGGTAACGTTTTAACGTACAGGAAACGCAATTCAACGGGTTCAGCTTCAGGGTTGACGTTCGGAGCGGGTGCGGGAACAGCGGCAACAGAACCCGAATTTACGAACATCGAGACATCGTACGGAAACGAGCTTCTTTACACTAGAGGCGTTTATAACAGGGCAGGTGGCGCTGTTCAAACATACGACGAAAACGTTTTCGGGCAACCCGCTTACGGTATACGAACAATAGTTCGCCAAAACCTGTTAAACGCTGACGATGCGGACGTTTATTCAGCTATGACAAGTTTTGTAGCGTTGCATTCTGTGCCTGCGCTTCGGATAGCTTCCGTGGAATGCAAACCGCGGGCTATGACCGACGCGCAAGCAGAGAAGGTAGCGAAATTATGTATTTTTGATTCGATGCGAACACAATTCCAACCGGCAGGCTCAAGTTCTCCAATGTTACAAGTTCTTCGCGTTGAATCAGTAACCCACGAAGTAACACCTAGAGACTGGACTATGCGAATAGGAACCAGCGGAACAGGCGAAACGATCTTTTTAATAATCGATAGTGCAGATTACGGTATTATCGGAACTAACAAACAGGCACCATAAGGAAACAAAAATGGCACAACAAACATTTTCGGGGGTACCCGGAGCATTCACAGCCGGTGAAGTTCTTTCAAGCTCTGACATGGAGCTAATACGCGACTATCTGATAGCCCAGATTAAAGAAGGCATGACGGGTGACACTGGCGAGATTCTCCCAATGATTATGGATTTAACAAACAACCGAATTGTTTTAGATACTGGCGGTTTAGAGTTCTCAGACGGTACGACTATGACCACTTCACCCGGTGCGGGTGATATAACGGCCGTGAATACAGCGGCAAACACTGGGCTTGCTGGTGGCGCAACATCCGGGGCGGTTTCACTTTCCGCTGATGTTGATA